TACTCTGCGACCGCCAGGAATCTCTTGTGTGTCATGTTTGTCACCGTGTGTGACATCGCCAACTCGGCGAGCACTCATACGACTCTTGACATCTTTTTCCATTTCGTCCCAGCCTTCGTCGGCAACTTGTTTCTTGCCGCCTTTACGCAACATAGCAAAGTCGTTGGCATCTAGTTTGCCGTTCTTGTTCATGTCAATTTTCTTTTGCTTGGGACTGAGTGCGCTTTTGATTGCTTCAGCGGCCACGTCGCCCAGCATCTCGTCAACTTCTTTCTTGGCACCAGCAATCTTGTCAGCGAAAGTGATCTTGTCTGTAGGTGGCGCCAGGGCCGCAAAACTTTTTGCCTTACTAGGTGACATTTTTTCTTTGACTTGCTTTTTGCCGGCAGCATAGGCAGCATCAAACTTATCATCATCATGGAATGGATCGTAAACTGCATCCTTAGGAATTGGATCAGTGTTGTATTTAGAGGTTGGCTTCTTGCCTGTTTGTGGCATGCCCATCTTGCGTTGTAGGTCTTTACGCATGGCTTGATCATCACCGTGACCTAATTTGTTCAACACAGCGCCGCCAACTTTCTTAACTGCACTGCCAACTCGCTTGACTACGTCGCCCATGCCTTCTTCAACAGACTTGTCATCATACTTGTCATACTTGGCACGAACTGGATCAAGTGCTTTGCCTTCACGGCCTGCTTTGGCCAGGGCTTGCATGCCTTGTTTGCCATACTTTTCATAGCCCTTGGCTGCACGGCTCATGCCTTCTTCTTCTATTTTGCCAGATTTTTTCATTTTCTGGAACTGAGCACCTGCCACACGTTCACCTGCGGCCTTTGAACCGTATTCTTTACCGGCCTTCTTGGCCAGGGCCGCAAAACCTGTAGTGGCGTTGTTGTGCTTGCCCATGTCACGCTCGTTCAGTTGACCGTGTGTCTTACTAGGTGTGGCACGGATCTCGTCTAGTTTTTTGTTTAAGTCGTAAAAAAATGTCATTGTATTATCCTCTTGGGTTTGCGCCAGTGGCTGGCTTGGGTTGACGCTTGATGTTGGTCATGGGGCTCTTCACACCCATTGGCAATTCATTTGTGGTTTTGGCAGGAGGAGTCTTGCCCCCGGCTACGGTAAAGTTACTACGATATGCATTCTTTAACACTTCGTGATCGTAAGGACCAGTTGCATAGTCTTTTTTCAGTGCTCGTTGTTCTGCGTCTGGTGCAGGATATGGCGAGTCCAACAAGTCTTTATTTTCATCTTCAATCTTGTTGTTTTCGATATTGAGACTGTCTTCATAGCCGTCTGTGTTCATCACAATGCGGTTGGGATCCAGTCCCAACAATTGTGCCAGTTGCTTGATTTGTGGCTCAATAGCCGGATATTTAAATTCCACATCCACAATGCTCATGGGCTGATTGGGAAATGCTGGAAAATCAGGGATCACTCGACGAACTGGTGTGCTCTTGGCATTTGACATATTAACAATGTCAAATTGAGCACACTTGTCTCTGAGTTCTTTGAAAAAGCCATCAGGTACATCACCAACTACTTTGATGCGGTAGTTGTATGTACGTTCGCTTTCGGCTAGGTATTTGGCAAATGGTTTCATATTCGATATCCTGTTTACTATTTATTCTTTTTGCGTGTTTTGGCCTTTGCCAATAATACGTTCCAGCAAATCATTGCGGCTTAGAACCACTCCGTGTGCTGTTTGTGCGGCGGCTATACCCTCGGGATCCTTGGCATCCAGGGCTTGTTGCTGTTGATCCAGGCGCATTTTTTTCATCTGTAGATCAATCATTTTGAGTTTTTTGTCCAGTTTGGCTGTTTTGGCTGTGATGGCATGTCCCAGCATGTTGCTGGCTACACTAAAGATTTCACTGGCAAAACGACTGTCAACTTGAAAACCAAGATCCATTAAATCCTTATAACTGCCTGTTGCCAGTCCAGCAAGGTCGTCCATTTCGGTATCAGTGGCTTCAAGTCCACGCACAGCAGGCAACGCATTGTCAACTTTGTCAATAGCATCATCTAGTGCTTGTAGTGTTTCTCGATTGGTGGGAAGTGTGGGCAGAGCAGTATCTACTTCTTCTGGGGTAGGCGGGAGATCAAAAAGGTCTTCAAGTTTGCGTGTCATGCCAATATTTAGTGGCTCACGCTCGACCATTCCGAAACATCTGATCCTCAGTAATAACGCGAAAGGTCAATCCTTGTTGTTTGCACCACTTCTGGGCAGCCGCCCACTTAGCATAATTGATAGCAACTATAGCACGATCACGATTGCTCATTTTGCTTTCGATTACACTTTGTTTTTTAGGTTTAATTTCAATTAACTCGGCTCGCATTTGATTATCTCTAGTGCGATATGTCATTAAGAAATCCGGAATGTATCTTGTCATTTTGCCTGTCAAAGGATGACGGTATGGAATTGCCACGCTTTCACTTGCCCATTGTAGTACGCTATCGTTTGAGTCTAGGAATCGCATAAATGACAATTCCCAACCAGATCTGTAGCGGGGCTCGCCGTTGCCCACATACTTGGCACGGTTAACTACTGTGTATGTGCCTTGTGCCCAGTGTGCCATTATTGTATGACGTTTCTAGCCGCGTAAAAGTTTGGTGCTACTGCTATGCCCACGCCCAACAGTGTGGCACGGCTTCGGATGCTGTTGAGATAGTAGGCCATGTTGATGTTGAGATCCATTTCTGCACCGCTGGCTTGGAATACTTTTAGCAACTCCAGGGGTGGAATTTTTGTGTCTTGCGCTACTCTGAACAAACTCACAGTAAAGTTATCTGCGGCTTGTTTTGTGGTCATTACTGATTTAAAATAACTGTTGACCACGTCGTAATCACCCACAGGAATGTTCACATCATAGTCGTAGAAGTTGTCAAACACTCGTACTGTTTGATCAATGTTGTAGTTGGTATAGTTAATGCTGGCCATAGTCAATTAGTTAGTTGGGGGGTTTTGAGGAGTAGGATAATACATACCACTGGCTCGTCCGGGAATCTGTCGCATGGCAGCAGGCACTGCACCTTTGACCACACTGGTTCCCAAGGCTACTGCTTCATTCACAGCAATACTCTTGAGATTTTTGTCTTTGAATGTGTTGTAGGCTGTGCCGGCTTTTTGTACTGCGCCAATTACACCCAATGGGCCACCGCTGGTCAAATCTTCGATGATACCACCTGCGGCATCTAACAACCCGCCTTGTCCCATAAAATTAGCACGGCTACCTGGTCTAGAGATTGGACTCAGTGTTTGATCATAATGAGTTGGATCAGCAAATCCATGTATGTTTTGATCGGGTCTTGGTTGTCCCACTGCACCTGCATAGTATTTTACAGTTTCATAAGCAATGCTCATGGTATTTTGCATAATACCAGCACCTTCAGAATAGGCATATTGATCATGTGCCCAACTGGTAATCAACGGATTGATCAACACATAAGTTGCTGTCTTGTGTTGGTCGAATCCAGTAATTTGAATATCAAAAAAGAATGGAGGTTTACCCGATGCCGCACTGGTAGCATCAAGATAACTTTCGCCGATATATCCCCAGTCGTTGACATCTCCAATGCGTTGATTGCTATAGATGTCTCGAGTGTTGTAGCCAAATCCCACAACTTTGTTGGCACTTTCGCCAAGACTACCATTATTGGCATTGGCCGGAACTGTGCCATACTGTTGTGCAGAGTCTTTGTAGTAGTAGTTGTAGTAGGCATACCACATCTTGCGCACATTGTCGCCGCCGTCGTCGTGAAATACAACGGACACTGGATCATAGTTGATCTTGGTCTGTACCACACGCTTGCGATTGTATTGATTTAAAGTTTCGTTGGCAATTGTAAATTTAGGCAAGTCAACTGTTTTGACCACGTAACTTAATTGCGTTTGATTATCTACTCCTAGGTAAGCAGTAAGCCCAGGAATTTGATTATTAATTGTGAAACTAACGTGAAAAAGGAACTTGTACCGAGGTTTAAGTTCAAATGAGTTGGG